GTATTTCTTGTATTTAATGAAGGCTGCAACATCAGCAAATTTTCTATTATTATCTAAGCGACCACCATCGACGATTGGATTGAATGTCTTGCCATCTTTTTTAACCAGTCTCTTACCGTTACCATTAAGCCTCTGAGCTGTAGTAAAGTCAAACCCGCCAACATCTTTAATCTTGCCATTAACATCAACATTGCCTATATCAAGTATAAAACCATCCCAAGTCAATGTATCAATAGCAAAGCTGGCCCTAACTGCCTTAAATCTAACCACCCTAGTTACATTTCCTATAGTCACATTGGCCGTCTGCGTCTCTGCGTCATAGGCTGTACACTTAACTATATTGGCATCAAATGGAAAGCCTTCTATGGTCATCTGTTGCTTATTGGCTTTGTTGACGTAACCCATTGCCGTAGTTGGATCAAAGGCTGTCATTGGTATATTAAATTCTACATCACAGGTTCCGATAGTCCTATCGACTAATATCTCAGTATCAAACTTATCCCCGTGAGAGTTCCTTATAAAATTACCATCCTCGTCAACTATCATTATAGTCTTCTCGAAGTAATGACTCCAACGGTAGATCTTAGGCAAGTCCCAAGGCCACTTATTAGTATTCATGTCAGCCTTGTCGTAGTCTACAGTGTCAACTTCACCATAGTCAATCTCTGCCGTCCACCATAGGTTCTGTCCATTGAATGGGCCTATGGAGATACTCTTGACAACTATATCGCCATAATAAGTACTAAGAGCCTCACCCTCTTTCTCTGGGACTCTAAGGCTAGTTGTTGGGTCTTCAGCACCGAGTATAAGGGCTGCCATGTCGTCGTAGTTGGTATACTCATCGAAGTATACATTGAATGCTTTGGAAGCACTAAAGGTGATTGGGTCTATCTTCAAGTCCCTTAGTAATTGAACTCCTATAATTTCCATGCTGTACCTCTATGGTGTGTTTCTAAAGTTGCCGATCTTGATGTCAGTGTTGAATCCCTTCTTAAGTAGCTCTTGACCTTTTCTGGCTATGTCATTTGCCTTAATCAATAAGTCTAGTTGCTGCTTCCTAAATGCCGTATCTTTATCGGCACGTTTGGAGCTAGCAATAAACGCTGCTGTAGATTCTATATCCGTAATAGCATTAACATCTGGCGCAGGGCCTTTATTTATATCCTGCTTCCGTTTAAATAATGCCTCGCCTTGCTTATTGATCTTATCAAGGGCATCATCGACGGCCTCTATTTCTTCTTTCGCTATCCTAAACTCAAGGGCAGATTTAACATCCTTAAAGGCATCTTTCATCTTATCAGACTGTGCAACAAGATCCTTTAGTTTTTGAAGCTCTTTATCATCAACTAGATTCTCAAGTCTTCCACCTCTTATTATATGGGACTCTTCATTCTCTTTAATTAAATCTCTTGCCTTCTTAACTTCTAATGCCGAGTCAGCAACACGCTTATCGAAGCCTTGCTGTAATTGAGCCAACCTCTTCTCTGTCGCAGACAAACCCATTAGGTCTGTTGCAAAGTTTATATCATTGGCCTTGTCTGCATATTTATCTATCTGGGCAATAAGGGCAGGTATATTCTTTTCTGCTAGTTGAGACGTGGCCTCTACAGCCTTCTTAAATATATCCTCTGTACCATCTTCCCATTCACCGAAAGTTCCATTGTCAACACCCCACTCACCAGCCGTGCCATTACCGCCAAGGGCGTTTCTTCTGCCCTTGCCTATTTCGATAAGAGTTGCCGCCTCAGGATTATCTAGGGGGATATTTTCAATCTCTGCCTGATAGGTTCCAAAGCTTATAAACTCTGCGAAGCCCGCCATGTAATCTTTTATATCAGCGTTATTGAAATCACCATATAAATTAGCAGCCTTACCTAATAGCGATACAACTGTTGATAAAGAATTGGCTATCCCCTCTATTGCTGGAGTCATCTTGTCAAACCCCTTTAGCATCTCCCCTACAGACTTAACGCCATCTTTAAATAAATCTCTAAAAGTGTCTCCAAGAGATTCCATATTGGGGAACATTTTAGCTGCATCAGATTCAACACCAGAAAAAGCCTCAGCCATACCTATAAGGGTATCGGTCAAGCCCTCCATTTCACCATTTGCATCAGATCCCTCGCCACCAATACTTATAAAGGCTGCTGTAACGGCATTAGATAATCTATTGAATCTACTTTCTAGTGTATCAGCCTGCCTATCGGAGTCACGCATCAGGACATTGTTGTCCATCATCTCTTTATTAGACTGTGCCATACTTTCTGAAAACTTATCATTTCGGCTTATTAAGCGACCAAGAACACCTTGTACACGAACACCACTTAAGTTAAGCCTATCCATTATCTCAGTAGCACTACCACCGCCTTTTATTAGTTGGGAAAAAGCATCAATCCTAGATATTAAAGCCATCTCCTTAAACGATTCTGTAGTCTCTCCTGCCAACTCTGCTAGGCGCTCTAGATTAGAGCCGCCTCTTAAGCCTGTCTTAGTAATTGAGTTAAGAATCCGAACCATAGCACTACCGCCAAGTTCAGCTTTTACGCCAAGAGAATCAAATGCTGTAGCAAGCCCAAGAACTTCATCAGCAGTGATGCCAAATTGAGACAGATCACCCGCAAGTCTTTCACCAGTTCTTATAATCTGATCTTCAGTAGTTGCAAAGTTCTTACCAAGCACAACTACAGCATTAGCAAATTTATCAATCTCTTCAATTGGGAAGTCAGTCAAGCTAGCTATACGAGCAACAGACTTTGTAGTCTCTTCACTCACTGGGCCGATAATACTCTGTAGTCTACCAAATGTCTCGGCAAACGCCTGTACGCCTTCACGGCCTTTTATACCAAACCTAGAGGCAATTTCAGCAAACTTCTGTAGCTCACTAGAACTTACAGGTATTGCGGAACTTAGCTCAAGGAAATCCTGTGACATTGAGGCCACTTCTGATTCCGCTATACCAGAGATTCTACTAATTGAAACTATATTGTTTTGAAACTCAGCAAAGTCAACAGCGGCACGTTTTGCAGAAGCGCCAGCAGCAGTTATTGCACCACCCAAAGCTCTTATAGCCGTCAATGCCGCAGCAGCTCCAGTACCTATTCCAAGGCCACTTAATATGCCTTGTCCGAACTTTGAATTAGCTTTGGCACTCACGACACCTTTACCGCCAGTACCTGCTCCTCCAATCCTCTTCATCTTACGATCAACAGAGTCGGCCTTTTTATCAATCTTATCAAGTTCTTTGAATATAGATTTTAAGCCACGTTCAGCAGCGGCAACGTCTGGTTTTGCTATGTCTATCTTTAACTTAAAATCACCCATTCAATATTCCTTATTTACCAAATCTATTAGCCATATTATCTAGGCTTTTCTGGACACTATCAGTTGACATGTCTCGTGAACTTCCGGGAGGTATATGCCATGGTTCGGCATTGACATCTTGCATTAGATCGCATATATCATCTCTATACTCTATAGTATTGGATGAATTCATACACTCAATATCCTCGAACTTAAGATCCTTCCACCCAGTAGACTTGCATATTCTCCGTAACATTTCGATCATATAGAAGTCAGTTCTATTCTTTGCCCTAGAACCCCAAGGCTCACGCCTATAACGCTCTCTAAGCTCTTGCATTCTCCTGACTGATATAACATCCTTAAGTTCCTCCCAAGGTCTACTATATCTTTCCTCTAAATCAAACTGAAAATCATAATCTGGATTGTCACGGAACTCTACTTTTTTGTAGCTCTAAATTCCTCTAGGTAGCCAGAAATCTGCATACACTTTACTCCATAGTTATTATACCATGAAGTGCCTTTTGACATAATATAGTCAGCAGCATCCTTTCCCTCAAAAATACATACACCCTTCTCATCTTTAGCTGAAGCCATGAGTATACTTACCCACAATGGTGTCTCTAATTCTTTATTGATCTTCCTTGCAACTTCCAAGTCAGACATCTTCATCGAATGAATCTTAAGTCTACCTTTAGGCCCCAACTCTGGACATTTAATATAAACAAACTCAGATTCAAAGTCCATATCCTTTGCCTTGGCGATCAAGTCTTGAAACTTGGCCCTATCATCAGGATTGGCTTTATTAGCTTTTGGTGCTGACATAATCTATTCCTTAGTAGTAGTAGTAGTGGTAAAGCGCAAAGGCCCCCCGAAGGGAGCCAATGTATTTAAGCAGTTAGATCGACAGTAACGCCAACCTCTTCATACTCGTAGTCTGTATTGTCAGTTGAATAACCAACCCATGATTGAACTTTGACGTTAATAGTCAAGTCAGCAGCCTGTGCACCAACAGCATATAAGCTATTACCAACAAGACTCACGCTAGCTTCATCAGCTCCACCAGAGACAGTTAGAATCGCAGGGCCAACTAAATCAGTAACAAACGTACCAAGTAGATCACCATCGGCAGCAGCAGCAGCGGCAGCAGATTGTGTAAAGGTGATTGACGTAGGGGCAATTGCCAAACGCTGCGCTTGATAGTTAGGCTCAGTAGCCCCACCATCAATGCGGATACTCTGAGTCATGTAAGCATCGAGAGGAATTGGAGTTCCTACAGAGCTAATATGACCTTGTGGCAAATGAATATAACCATTGTCATATACCAAGCCATCAGACTTAGGTACTAGAGGCCAGATGCAGTAAATGTTTCTTTGTACATTACCACCAGCAGCAGTCATTAATTCAACTTGCTCGGCAATGCTTGGATCGAAGAACAATGTACCATCTTGAGCAAAAGCTTCCGCTAACTCTTCTGGCTTACTTGTCTTCTGTACAGTTGTCCCAGAGTGAACTGTAGACAGAACATTCCGTGGTGTATTCTGAGTTCCGGGATCACTGAACAATCCTGAGAACTGCGTATAATCTGAAACCAACGCAAAGCCTAAACCTTGCTTATGTTGTCCTTGTAGATTGTTAGCCATTCGGTTGTATTCCTTTTTTAGTATAATCAAAATAAATGAAAGCACGCTGCGTCCAGTATTCACCTTCAGCAGCGGCTTCTTGTCCACCCGCAAAGCCGTTAATCTTTACAGAATATTCCGGCCATGTCAGGTTGTCGAAGTGGTTTTCAAAGGCATCGAGGATACCCAGAGCGGGGAATTCACCACCACCAAGGGGAGTATTGACTTTAACTATACAAACGCCTGCCTGATTAGAGGTAGTGCTTGTTAGCTTATTAGCCGTAGTCCCAAAATTAACCTTGAAGCGTACATAAGCGCCCCCATCTGCTGGTGTCTTGAATTTAACATTCGACCATTGGATAGGATAGCTTGTACTATTCTCGGTATTATAATAATCAAGTGCAGCCTTAGCTCTATCTTGGAGCAGGAGGAGCACCTCTGTACGTCTCATGGGAAGAAAAAGACTCATAATACCTTCACCTTTATACCTTTTAACGCAGCAAAAGCCATTAGCTCTGCGAACGACAAGTGTACGGAATCCGTAGCTTGCACAGCAGCGTAAACAACATTATTGCTGATCGTAATTTCAGCGCCCTTACTATTAGCAAGAGCAACCACTTCGTTAGGAGGCGTAAGTCGAAACTTATTTAGCCTTCCTTTTGTAGAGTGTCCTGTGAATGTCCAACCGCCAATCAGTTCTCCTGTCTTGACTTTTGTAGTTCGCATTAACGAATTATATAAGAAATCCGCTACTGCTTTATGAACGTCCTCTGTGTAATTGGCGAAGATGCCGCCCGACTTATCTTTAACAGCCTGTCTTAACTGCTCAGATAATGCTTTCGCATTAGTCGCCATCTGTAACGCCTTTTCTCAATTGAAGCTTCCAAGCGGCTACTAACTCTCCAGAATAGTAGGGCTGAACACCTTTAATTGAAAAAGTCTTAGAATGTATAATAAAATCATCACCAGTCTTTGGTAGCAATCCATCATAGCTATATATAAATACGTAATTGTCGCCAACCTGTATTGTGGTGCCGTCAATGAACTCTCTCTTGTAGTTTAACGCAGGAGAAGAGGTTACATTGGTAGCAGCACTTGTTTGGTCGTGACTTGCCGCATTAGGGTCTATAGTAGATGGATCATATACCGCATCGTCCGTCAACACTATATACTGTGCAGGAATGCCAAACTTGTCAATCAAGGCTACGGCAACCGCTGCAAATTTAATATCAAATTCTTCGGCCATTATGACCTCCCGATAGATCTAGTACCACCACCTTGAGTATAGGGTTTTAGTAAACAGTTGACTTCTGAGAATATTATCTGAGAGCCATTCTTTGATGATTTGGTAGAGTAACTTTTCTCTGTCTCAAGAACATCTAGCTTGTCTCTCTCGCCAATTAATACTTGACCGCTTGTGCCAGTATCAATGTTTCTGAAAATTGAATTACTTATAGCCTCTACAGCCATGAATGCTTGTGCCCTCTTAATATCTTCTGGTATCTCATCAGAGTCTATTAGGAACCCACATTTATACATGCTAGTTCTAGGCCATATCATTGTCTGGGCAAGCTCTACGATACAACCACACCATCTCGGCTTCGTGTTGATCCATGATCCTGCTTGTATTAGCAAGGTTTCTTTCTCGGCACTACTCTTGGCCGTCCAGAGCGTATCCTTGCCATATAAGGCGAGTATTGTATCTGCTTCTGCTTCTGTTATAAAACTATTAGCAGAGGCCACTACTGTGCCGTCCTCGATTATTAATGCCATGTGAAACCTACTTCTTTAATTGTTCTATGACTATACGTAAGTCTGTAACAGCATTAGTCAATTCCTTGACTACTACTATAACCTCACGTTGATCTTCCTCTACATGCGATAGCCGTTGCTCATTGACTTTAACATCAGCATTGATACTAAACGTCCATACAAACAATCCTGTAACTGCCGCAGCTATAACCGTCTTTACTACACTATCAAAATCTTTCACTAGCTTTCCTCATGGTACATCGTTGACAATATCAGCAACAGTCATGTTATTCATTGTTAAATCAATAGATCCTACATTATCTGCTAATGTAGGGAATGTATCTCCGTCACCCATTCTCCACCAATTAGAGGGGGCTGATCCGAGAGTACTTAAATCAAGAGGATCGCCAGAATTATAGATACTTGCTACATTTGCAGTCTCATCGCTGCCCCAGACTGCAACCTCATCCAATTTGGTACTATTCTTCATGTAGTCATTGCCAGAAGCTCTGCGACCCAACCTAATTAGATCAGAATCAACTCCAGAAGACCACCCGAAATTGCCATTTGAATTTGTCACAGATTGTGAAGCTCCATCAACAAAAATCTCAAATCTAGAATAGTAATTGCTTATACTACCTGAGCTTGACCCCGTAGTACCACCATCATAAGTCAATATAATATTAGCCCATGAACCAACTGATAATGTACTGTTTGCGGTCTTCAATCTAATATAATTATTTTTGCTTCCATACTCCATATAAATCGCTTGTTCGGAGCCCTTATAGTATACCCATATATGGCCACCATTATCGTGGTCACTATCTCCATAATAAAATATAGTCTGCTTTGAACCGCCGGTATGCGTTCCCGGCTTTAAATAAAACGAGATAGTCCAAGCATCGGAGGCTCCAGACCCATTTGATACTCTTCCAAGCGTACCAGACATGCTAGATACTGAGCTATTATTAAGCCAATCACTATTTTGAAATTGAACACTCTTACTGTTTGAGAAAGGAGGATTTGCAACATTGATTGTGATTGTCTCTTGATCTTCACCAAAATAATTAATAGCCTTAACTGTAGGTGTATATGTCCCTGCCGATAAGCCCGAACCACCAATAAGCTTTCTTATATTACCATCAACAGTTGTGACACCACTAGGGAGCGAACCCCACTCATAGCCGACACCATAATCAGCAGTCAACTCATAATTTATCGTATCACCCTCAGTGACATTTATGCTTGTATTAGATGTAATAATAGGAACCTCACCAGTAGAGCCAGATGTCTGAAATAGTACATTTAAAGCGTCAACAACCTCTACGGCATCCGCACCATACCCTACTCCATTGGAATCAATTATCTCCGCATAATCAACTTCACTAACTAACTCAAACCCCTTTGCAATATCTTCTACGGACACCAAGCCACTATTAATGGTAGCGTGTAGTGAGTTTAAGAACTGAGCGCCATTTGCATCCTCGATGAATATTGCCTTTGCATCATTATCTCTATAAATAGTAATAGACATCTAGCTAATCCCCTTGTATCTAATAACCTGAATCGCAGACCCCGCATTGACTGCACTACCAGATGCACTTAGCTTAATCTGTAAGGATATTGGATTTCCTTTAGTATTTGAATCACCCATATATATTAGATCAGGACTTAATGAAAATCTGTAACCTACCCCACTACCCTCATCTAGTCGGCCCAATCTCTTATCCAGTGTATACTCATTACCGCCACCACCTAATTGATATCTAAATTCCAATGAAGCGTTATTAGTATTGGGAGTAATGGTAAAATCATTACGTATAAGCATTGAATCCCCTAGAGATAGTCCTGTAGCGTCGATAGATCCAGTACTAACATCCATCAACTCCGATATACCATCTGGTCTATATGTCTTATTGGTAAATGCACCTAATCCATTATTAGTAATTGTAGTCCATGTGTCCGCCAACAACACTATAGGTGATGATGCTGTTAGAGCATCATTATAATCAATAAACCCACCAAAACCACCGTTCTCTATAACACCAAGCCTAGACTCTGCATCAGTCGAGTTATTATTAATAGTGGATTGAACTACTGATAATTCATCACCATCATTAAATGTTTGTTGTGACATAACAAGCCTCAATTATTCCAAAATTTACTATTATCCCAAGGATTATCTATTGCTCCTGAACCATCATTCTTCCATAATGATCCACCTGACAACAAGCCAACTGCTAGTCTCAGAGAATAGCTAGATCGCTTAAGCCAAGACCTTTTATTGACTATCCTTGGAGAACCCTTTCTCTTACCTTTATTAATACCTTTCTTATAAAAAGACATTACTCCTCCTTCCTGAACATTGGCAGTCTAAATATACTAGCCAATCGCCTCAATTTACTAGATTTAATTATTCTAGTTGGGCCTGAGCGACGACCACGGGGTCTACCATTCTTAAAAGCTTTCTTCGACATAATCACTCAAGCCCCTATTTTATTTCTTTTTGGATGCGATCTCGGCCTCATACAATGCGAGATACTTATCATCCCAAGGGTTAACCTTACCACGACGACAATTGACTAAAATCTGCTCTACACGTTTAGCTATAGCTTTGACTGTCTGGCGCTTAACCGTGCGCTGTGCAGACATACGTGCCTTAACTGCTCTTAGAGACTCTTCTTGCTTCATTTGTACAAGCCCGCTTTTGACTACTGGCTTAACTTCTTCTTTCTTGATGACTTTCTTCTTATCTGACATAAAATTTCTCCAAAAAAAAGGGCGCTGACGTATGCTGTCAGCGCCCTAAATAGTTTATTAACCGTTAGACAGAAGTCTAGCAATCTTAACTTGCTTACGGCTAGCAGCAACACGATCCCAACGAGCAGCAGTTTCTAAGTTAGCCTTAGTCACTGGTGTGTTAGCAGTTGCTTCAGTCATTTCAAAGCCTTGTGGGTGGAAGACAAATGATCTACGAGTGTGTAGGATCTCTTCGCCCATACCATTACCAGAAGCTTCAACACGATCAATTGTCTCAGGAAGGACGATGTTATTGTCATTCTCATAAGCAATTGCGCCTGCACCAAATAGGTAAGTGCTGTAAGACGGTGTGTTAGATCCAGCAGTAACAGTCATGCCGTCATCTTCAACAATAACTAAACCCTGATAAGTCTCAAAGCCAATGTTAGACTCAGAGGCAGGAATGAAGCTATTAGGCTCTTGTAGCTTAAGCTCTTTACGAACATCAGAGTGCATTGCAATAGCACCAAGTGCGCTTGAATGATCGCCCATAGTGTGCTGTGCTTCGATGATAGCATCAGAAGATACTAAGTTAGCAGCAGTCAATGAACCAGAAGCAACATCACTATAAATGTCGTGAGTCATATCGCTAGCGTAATTAGCATCATTATCAGCATATACACCAATAAGAGCAGACAATAGAAGACTCTGATAGTTATTAGTCCAGAAACTAGCAAGCATATTAGCTACAGCTTCAGTAGGATTATTCTGAGCCAAAAGAGAAGCAAGTTCCATTTGTGACCAAGACTTAGCTTTTGCTTGACGACAAGCTTGCGCTGTGCCAGTAGTTAGCTTCGCAGGAACAAGTAGATTGGAAGGATCGTCATCACCATCTTCAGCAACGTCGTCTTCAATAGACTTATTAAATGGCATCTTGAAAGTGTTACCACCAACATTGGCCAACGCCTTAGCAATAAAATCATTTCCACCAACAATACCAGACTTCCAAAAGGCTGATAGAGTAGTTGATCTTTCTTGAATATATTTACGTTGTGCTTGAGGAACAAACACGTCTGAGATTCTCATTGTGGACATATAATATAACCTTTTTGGTTTTTAAATCGGAGAGATTTGGGGCTTGTTACCCAAGACAGGATAGGCATCTCGCCCGTTATATATATAAATAGCATGTAATTTTACAAATGCTAATTAATTTCTGAAATAATATTTTATATATGAAATATCTAAGGTGGAAATAAAAAAGGGCGACCCAAATTAATGAGCCGCCCTGCCTTGTCGGGTATTAGTCGTTATAACCGTTTGAGTCACAATATGACTGATTAGCCATATAGAACGTCTGCCTAGCATCTGGTGTTGCCGTAGAATATTCATCCTTCGTCATCTTACCAGTATTAACGGCTTTAATGTCAGTTCCACCGGAACCAGAATTGTCATTAGGCTTAAAGAATGCGCCCCACTTAGCTGTATTCTCTTGCATAGCACCAAAATATTCCTCGACATCCATATTACCTAAACTATCGGATCTTCCAGACTGCTGAGGATTTCCATTATCGTCGGTAATATAATGACTGCCATTATCATCTAAGCCCATGCGCTCTGTCAAGTGATTCCTCAAGATACCCTCAAGGACTTCACTTCCCATAATCTTATCCTTATGCTTTGCGATTACACGCTCCACAATAGATCCTTTCATGGCGTTATCTTTGGCTGATAGCGCCTCATTCATCTTGTCTGAATTGACCTTTAGCTTCTCTTCAAAACCAAGCTGTAACTCAGCCAATTTAGACTCAAAGTCATCATCTGTCTTGCCTTTATACTTAGACTGAAACTCAGCAGCAGCATTAAGAGCCTCTAAATCAACTCCATCAAATGCCTTTAACGCAGCCTTGGATTCTGCCGCAGAAGCTCTTTCACTACCAAGAGCCTTCTTTAACCCACCATAGTCTGCTAGACCAAATGCTTTACCATCTTCCAATTGAACATCTTCCACGTCCAGAACAAAGCCACCTCCATCTCTAGCTTTATATAACGTATCTTGACCTTCTTCTAAACCTTCTAAACTTTCTAAATATGCTTTAAACGCCATTCTTGTATTCCTTATTTAACATCTCGTTAGTAGCCTCTTGCTACAAGGGACAATATAACACAATTACTATATAATTCTAATCAGTTTTAAGTTTATTATCAACTGGTACTTTAGGCTCCTGCAACTTAGCCATTGCCTCAGCCTTCTCTGTAGCTTCCTTCTTGGCAGTCTTAACTTCAGCCTCAATATCAATTCTATTATCAATAGTGCCACGTCTCTTGATCTCGCTAAGGAACGTCTCATGACTTATTCCACCTGCCATGAAAGTCTGTAGCAAGAAATCATTATCTGCACTAGAACCTTCTATAACATAGTCATCATAGACTATAACTCTAACACCTTCTGGCATGTCCTTCTTAAGCCAAATATGTATCCACTCAATAATATTGGTGAGAGCCTTTCCTGTAATTAATCCCCATGCTCTAATATCAGAAGAAGCATTAGCATTAGTTTGAATGACTTCCGTTGCTGTTACGTCTCCAGAAGTACGTGTAACTATCGGCTTAAGCACTAAAGCCTGTATACGCCTCTCTAAGATCTCTAATTCAGCTCTACCTATACCAACTGCACTTCCACTATGTTCGACGACTGAGAGGCTTGAATCTGGGTCTGCTGAGTGTATTAGCTTATTAGAGCCAACAGCAAAGCCATCTAACTCATCCTCTTCAAATCCTGCTGCGTACCATAAGCCAGTTCTAGCAAACCTAACAATATTCTTCTGGTCTGAATTGTCTTGGTAATGCTCCAACACTGTATAAGCTAGGTCTATATTTGGCCAAACGGGGCCAAAATCTGTAGCCTCTATAGGGATTACACCGAGAGTATTGACGCCATGCTTAACTAGCTCCCAATTCCTTGATCCAGAATCAGCAATAAATCTGTCGTCACAATCATCGCCAGAAACCTCAATGTACTTTTCCCATACACTCTTAGTCCATCTGTAGATAACCTTAACTTGGTCTTTGCCAAACTTGCCATTAGCTCTAACCTCACTGGTCTTAAATCTGATCTCAGAGTAATTACCCTCGTCATCAAAATCCCAGTTAAATAATGATGGCCTTGGAATAAAGAATGTAAATGTTCTCGTTAAATCAACCGTATCATCACTCTTACTTCTACCACCGTCATCAAGAGTATCTTCTCTCGATACAAAGTCTGTAAATGTGAAGCCATCCTTATATGATGCACAACCTGCAAATATATCCTTGCCAAGCTCTGTAATGCTCTTGCCATGACCATCAAGGTTCTTTAGTATAGCCTTAACCTCTTTTGATAGGCTCTCGTAATTCTCTATAGTAACTTCCTTAGAGAATGGCTTAGAGGTCTGTGCTGTAATAGCCTCTGTGAATCCGGGATTAAGCGTACTCCTATTCTTCCTTATGGCATATTCCTGAGTGCTCTCATTCTCCATCGGGAGTAGATAAGTGCCCCTATCCTTCATTGCCTCAATACCATCAGTTAAATCTGATACCAGTTCCATCTTGGTTCCGATACTTAGATAATCTGGGTGACGTGAATCTATTGAATCTACTTTTGCGTTTTGATTAGACATTATAGCATTTTCCTGACTTTAGTTTTACTTGATTTCTTACGACATCTATATCTTAGTGTATCCTGTAGGTGATCCTCAAAGTCTGTATCTATGTCATCCATATCTCTAGTATCCCTTGGGGTTACTGGTATGAGTCTCCTACTGTGCATACATGACTCGAAGAAGAATAACCCCTCACCTTCCTTGGTGACAGCATTCTTTAACTTCTGGATAATAACTTGCCAACCTGCTTTACGAGATCCCGGACTTTTATCAGCTCTACGCCATCTAATCCCCATGATCTTCATATCATCAGCAATTGACCTGCCATTCTCTATTGTGAATATTGCTGAGTCAGCAGGGCCTGCCACAACACGCCTATCCTTGAACATTGGATTCTCTTTCTCAACATCACGTATTCTCTTGGCAATCTCTTTGTTAGTTAGCCTTAAGCCTTCATTGGGCGTTCCATTCCAACCATACTCTTCATAGATGACAAATATATCACCCTTAATAGTTGGTATCTCAT